AGTACCAGGTGAAAGAATTAATCACCCTACTTATGGAGTTGGTTTAAAAGGACAATTATTTGAAAATAGTATAGATGAAATAACACTACAAGAAAATATAAATAGTCAATTAGCATTTTGGATTCCTGAAATAGTAATAACAGATATTTCTTTAACTACAGAAATAGATCAATATAAAGTTTCTATTTCAATATCTTATTCTATTACATTAGATGAATCAGAAGACTCAATACAAATAAATTATAGTTAAAATGGCTTACTCAAAAGTATCAAATAAAACACAAGACAAAGATATAAAATATCTAAGTAAAGATTATAACTCTTTTAAAGACCAATTAATGGACTTTGCTGAAGTATATTTTCCTAATAATTTTAATGATTTTAGTGAAGGTAATCCAGGTATGATGTTTATGGAAATGGCAGCTTATGTAGGAGATGTTTTATCATATTATACAGACACACAATTACAAGAATCTTTTTTACTGTTAGCTAAAGAAAAAGAAAATTTATTTAACTTAGCATATGCTATGGGATATAAACCTAAAATAGTGGATGCATCAAATGTTGATTTAGAAATATTTCAATTACTACCATCAACAGGAGCTAGTGGAAATTATAGTCCTGATTTTGATTATTGTTTACAAATTAATCCAAATTCAACTTTTACTTCTACTGAAGGCCCTACTTTTTATATTAATAATGAAGTAGATTTTAAAGTATCTTCAAGCTTTGACCCAACAGAAATTAATATATATCAATATGATAGTTCAAATAATCCACAATATTATCTTTTAAAGAAAAAAACAAAAGCTATATCAGGTCAAACTAAAGAACAAACATTTACATGTGGAGCAGCAGAAGCTTTTAAAACATTTACTTTATTTGACACTAATATTATATCAATAGAATCTATAAAAGATGCTGATGGGAATGAATATTATGAAGTACCTTATTTAGCTCAAGATTTAATTTTTGAAGAACAAGAAAATTTAGGAACTAATGATCCTGAATTATTAGGATTTAATAATCAAACACCTTATTTACTTAAAATAAAAAAATCATCAAGAAGATTTGTTTCAAGATTTAAAACAAATAATCAACTTGAAATTCAGTTTGGAGCAGGAAATAGTGATAAAGCTGATGAACAAATAATACCTAACCCTGATAATATAGGATTAGGAATTAAAGATGGTAGAAGCAAATTAGATACAGCTTATGATCCTTCTAATTTTTTAATGACTAAAGCGTATGGTCAAGTACCATCTAATACAACACTTACTGTAAAATATGTAATAGGTGGGGGAATAAATTCAAATGTAAATGCAAATACAATCACAGAAACAGACACAATATTTTCTTCTAATAATCCTAATTTAAATGGTTCTTTACTTAATTTTGTAAAAACATCAATAGCTGTAAATAATCCAGAAGCAGCTAAAGGGGGTGGTGATGGTGATTCAATAGAAGAAATTAGAGAAAATACAATGGCTCAATTTGCTACCCAAAATAGAACAGTAACTAAAGAAGATTATATAGTAAGAACTTTAAGTATGCCATCTAAATTTGGTAGAGTAGCTAAAGCTTATATAGTTCAAGATGATCAAATTTCACCATTATCAAATGAATTTAATAGAATTCGTAATCCTTTAGCTTTAAATTTATATACTTTAGGATATAATAATAATAAAAAATTAACAAATCTTAATACAGCTACAAAAACAAATTTACAAACATATCTTGAACAATATAGAATGTTAACAGATGCAATTAATATTAAAAATGCATTTATAATTAATTTTGCCCTTGATTTTGAAATAACAGTATTTAAAAACTATAATAATAATGAAATATTATTAGATTGTATAGCTGAATTACAAGATTATTTTAATGTAGATAAATGGCAAATAAATCAACCTATTATTGAATCGGAAGTATCTAATATAATTTCATCAGTAACAGGAGTACAATCATTAGAAAGATTAACATTTGAAAATAAAAGCGGAACAGCTTTAGGTTATTCACAATACAAATACGATTTTAAAGGAGCTACAAGGAAAGGAGTTATTTATCCTGCTTTAGATCCAAGTATTTTTGAAATTAAAAACCTAAACACTGACATTAAAGGACGTGTAACAACATACTAATATGGCATATTATTTTATTTTTCCCGAAAAAGACGCTACAATATATAGTCACCCAGACAGAACTAAAATGAATACTGGTAATGATGAAATTCTTGAAATCGTAAAAGAAAAAGGAAGTTCAGATCAAAGATATTATCCTTCAAGAATTTTAATTAAATTTAAAAATGAAGACATTAAATCTACAATCACAGATAAAATAGGATCTACTATTTTTAATAATGGAACTTCAGAAGTATGTTTACAACTACAATCATCAAGACATAAAAATTTAACATCTACTTTAAATTTAGAATTATTTGCATTATCTCAATCATTTGATGAAGGAACAGGTAGATACTCAAATTTACCTCTAACATCAAATGGAGCAAGTTGGACTTATAGAGATAATGATACTTCTAAAACAGAATGGACAACATCAAGCTTTGCGGCTGCTACAACAGGCTCAATAAATGCAGTAGGAATTACAGAAGGAGGTGGAGTATGGTATACAGGTAGTGCATTTAAAAGCTCTCAACAATTTTTACGTAGTGAAAATTTAGATACAAACTTAAATGTAACTACAATAGTACAAAAATATTCTTCAAGTTTATTTGCTAATAATACTTACCCAACAGGTATAGCTAATGAAGGATTTTTAATTAAGCAACCAGATTCTGTTGAAATAAATACATCAGGTAGTTTTGGTGAAATGCAATATTTTTCAGTTGATACTCACACTATTTATCCACCAAGATTAATTTTTAAATGGGATGATAGTACACATTCTTATCAATCATCTGCTAAAAACAGTGGTGATTTAAATGTTTCATTATATAGAAATAAAGAAGAATATAACCAAAATGATGAAGGATTTTTTAGGATTCATGTAAGAGATAAATATCCAACAAGACAATTTACTAATACTTCAAATTATTTAGATGCAGGATATTTTACTACATCATCTTTTTATAGTGTAAGAGATGCACATACAGAAGAAGAAGTTATACCTTTTGATAATACATTTACTAAATTAAGTGCTGATTCAGAAGGAATGTATTTTAAATTATATATGAAAGGTTTACAACCTGAAAGAAATTATAGAGTGTTATTTAAACACACAAACAACAAAGGAACAACAGTATATGATAATAATTATTATTTTAAAGTAGTTAGATAATGGCTTATAATATAAATACTTCTACTAAACTATCTACAATTTTAGATAATAAACCAGTATCTGTAAAAAGTAGAGGAAATATTGTATTAGATTCAAGAGGAAATGCTGTATCACAAGTAATTAAACCTTTAGAAGGTGAAATAATAGAATTACAAAAAAGACATTATGATCAAGCTTCTACTAGTGAAATATTAGATAGAGGATTTTCTGAAATAGCAAAAACAAAAGATAAACTTACTACAGATAATTTTTTTAACTTATATCAAGAATTATTTTATGATCTTCCAAAACAAGGAAAAAGATCACATACTTTTTTAATAGAAGAAAGCACTAAATATATTGGTGGATATGAAGATCCTAAAGATGATAAAATAGATAACCTAATAGAAAGACTTACTGAAATAGAAACAGCACAAATAGAAACACCTTCAGAACACCCTCTTTTTAGAAATGGAACAGCTATTAGAGCAGGTGGTAAATTAGGTATAATGCAAGAAGGACATTTAAGATTTGTTTCAAATCGTGGTGATGGTGATAATCCCTCTCCTTATGCACAACTTAAAAAAACATTAGGATTAAAGGGCCCAGACGGAAGGGTATTACCTGATGAAGACAGTTACACTAGAGTTACAGAACAAACATGGGCATCTTTACCTAAATGGCCAGCAGGAACTGAAATAAACGAAGTAGCAGATTGGAGTTTATCATTAAATCAATTCAATGTAGCTGCAAGTAATATAACTATATTAAAAGAAAATATAAAATCATCAGAATTAGATCAAGCTGAAATAAATTTTCTTATTAAAGAATTAGAAAACAAAACACCATTTTTAGGAAATACATTAGAAGATAATTTTAATGGTACTATAGAATATGGACCTACTGACTTATTACCTTTTACAAATCCAGGAACTTCACAAGGTCAAACAAAGATTTTTTATAAAGGGGGAGAATATGGAGATGCTAAGTCACTTTATCCAGTTTCTGTTATGAATTCAATAATAAATAAATTTGAAGCTAGAGATGATAAAGGAATATATGGATTAGGAGATAATATATATCATAAAGATTTTGGAACAGGTCATATGAGTATTGGAGAAAGAAGAATAGAAAAAAGAAGACGAGATCAATCATCTTCAAATTTCACCTCAGGTGCACAGATAGGAGCAGTAGCAGGTACACTTTTATTAGGACCTGGTGGAGGAACACTTATAGGTACAGCTTTAGGAGGTTTATTTTCAGGTGGTTCACCATCATTCCCTCCTTATCCAAAGAAAAAAACTAGATATGGAAATGATTGGAGAAGTTATGTAGTTGAAGAATTACAAGATTTATTAGAAGAAATTAATCAAGGTCTTTTTGTAAAATATAAATGGACAATAGATCCTGAAAGAAGTTTTACCCAAACAACAATAGATGGAATAGCAGTTTCAACAGGACAACTTTACTGGGTAGAAAATCAAAGTAAACAATACAATTCATGGGCAGCTAGTAAAGTAGAACAAGCAATACAAGATCATAAAGCACAATATGGAAATTATACAACGTTAAGTAATATAGAAGACGCAAGAAAAGGATACTAATATGAGCTTTAAAATAACAGATATATCATCAGAACAAAAATTTAATTTAGATACTTCTTCATTTAGAGATTTAAATAAAAGATTTGGTAGACCTGAAGACTATTTAGAATTAAAAGTTCATACTTTAAATGATGAATTAATTTCTATTATTAAGATAACAACACCTTATTATGAATTAATTAATGAAGATAAAGATAAATTATCTAATGAAATAAAAATAGATTTTGATTCTTTACTTAGAGATAATGGTTTTAATGTAGGAAAATTAAAATTAAAATTATGTGTATATAGACCTAAAGTATTTAATAATACCAATTTTAGTATTAAAGAAATATCTAATTCTCGTAGGGAAATTAGAGCAGTAAGTGAAGGTGTAAATAATAAAAGTTTTGATAGGGGGATTAATTCATATATATCTGAAAGAGATAGTGCCCCTTATTTTAAAGATTTTTTATTAAAGTTTTCAAATACAGAATCTGTAGGTATTAATATTTTATTAAATGATTTAACACCTAAACATGAAATACTATTAAAAACATATGAACCACTTCCATTATCAATTTCTTTAAAAGATTCTTTTACGATAATAGAAGAAATAATAAATCCTTTATTTTTAATAATAGATTTAAGCTTAAATTTAGCAAAAATAGAAGACACTGAAGAAGCTATATTTTTACAACCTAATTTTAATATAGATACTAGAACTAATAATAGTATACCTTCTTCTTATAAAGATTTTAATAATATATTAAATTATAGTTTAACTTCTTCTTACCAAAATCTTTTAAGTCAATTAGAAAATAGAGATATTCCAGAAATTTCTTATGATTACATAAGACCTATATCTTCAAGCACTGAAACAATAGATATACCTTCTCATTTTGAGAATTTTGTACATTTTGGTAGCGCTACAGAACGTTTACATAATTTTAAATATAAATTAAGTTTAATAGAATTATATGATACACAATTAGGAAATATAAACACTATTACAGGTGACGCTTCTGCTTCTTCTTTTACATTAACTAATAAAGAAGATATAAATACTAAAAAACAAAATGTAATAAAAGGATTTGATGGTTATGAAAAATTCTTATATTTTACAGAAGGAACTAATGATTTTACTTGGCCTAAATCAACAACAACTTATCCTTATCAATTATATCCATCAACTTCTTCACAAGCAGCTAGTTGGTTAGGAGAAGAAGGATATGGAGCTTCTGTAGCTAATGGACAACTACATTCAGCATCTAGATATGATAATGATAACCCATATAATTTAGAAAAATTAATTCCTAATCATATTATTGAAAATCCTGATAATAGTTTTTATGTATCCTTTGTTAATATGATAGGGCAACATTTTGATCATATATGGACTCATATAAAACATATAACTGAAGTAAATGATACTCACCATGTAAGAGGGGTCTCAAAAGATTTAGTTTGGTATCAATTAAAAGCTTTAGGTATAGATGCTTTTGATCAATTTGAAAATTCTAATTTAATAGAATATATATTAGGACAAGGAACAACAGGAAGTTTATCTTATGATACTCCTGCTAACCAAACACTAGTTACAGCATCTAATGCTGGTTCAATAGCTAAACAAGATATAACAAAAGAAGTTTGGAAACGTTTATATCATAATGCACCTTATCTTTTAAAAACTAAAGGAACAGAAAGAGGAATTAAAGCATTAATGTCATGTTATGGTTTACCATCAACTATTTTAAATATAAAAGAATATGGAGGTTCATCACCAGTAACAGGTTTAGCTTTAAAAGATATAGACCCAGCTGATTTTTATAAAACATTTACTTATCAAAAATCTAGCTTAGCTTTACAATCTACATCATCAATGTATACAAGTGGTTATATGGTTAGATTTCCATGGGAAGATAATGATATAGCAGGACGCACATCTAAAACTGTAGAATTAAGAATTAAACCAGTAAAAGGCAATGAAGGTATAGCTTTAAGTTTAGGTGATACTACTGCTGATGCTAATGGATTACAATTAACATTAGATAAATACGAAGGAAATGATATAAGTTCAAGTGGAGATTCTACAACATTTGGTAGAATAAATTTAGAACAAAATGGGACAGTTAGAGCATCAACACCTTACTTTCCTTTATATAATGGAGATTTTTGGAATTTACATTTAATGGGGACAGGAACAGATGTTAATTTTGGAGCTTATCAAACTAATCACTTAAAAAACACATTTAAATACACAGGTACTTGGGATTCAAATAATTTTGCACTTACTTTTGGAGCCAATTCAGGAGCAGGAAGAAATTATGTTTATGGAGGAGTTAATGGATATAATGGTTCAATTCAAGAATTAAAGTGTAATTGGGGAGAAGAACTTACAGACACAACACTTACAAAACACTCACTTGAACCTTTCATGTATGCAGGTAATAATATTTCTTCTTCCTTTAGTAATGTAATTATTAGATTACCATTAGGTAGTACTGATGTAGAAACCTTAGAAAACCATCCACCAGACATTTCACTTAAACACGCTTCTACAATAGCAGATACTACAGGAGGTACAGTTTATGAAGAAATAGTAGAAGACCATTATTTACCTACACCAGACACAGTAGGTAGATCGATGACAAGTGAAAAAGTTAGAATAGATACAGGTACTATAGATGATAATATTTTATTACCATATGCTAAAGGAGAAACATCTACATTAGATAGACAACCTCAAGATTTTAGTGATTTAGGTATACATTTTTCTCCTACAATGGAAATAAATGAAGATATACTTTATACTTTAGGTTCATTTAGATTAGATGATTATATAGGTTCACCTTTACCTTCAGCTCAATCATCTTCTCAATATACAGATTTAAAAGAAATAAAAGATTATTATTTTAAAAAAGTACATCATAGATATAACTATTGGGATTATATAAAATTAATTCAATATGTAGATCATACATTATTTAAAATAATAGAAAATTGGGTACCTTGGAAAGCAAATACAAAAACAGGTTTATTAATTGAACCTCATTATTTAGAAAGAAATAAGTTCCAAAGAACAATGCCTGTAAGAAGTGATGGTCAAACAATGACAACAGGATTACATGGAGCTATTAATGCGGAAATAGCAGGAGAACATTTAAATGAATTATATGATTTATCTAATAGTTCAGTAGTAACTACTAATAATTTTTTACAAACAACAGGAAGTAAAGGACAAAGAATTGAACAAGGAACAAATGGAACTATTAACATATTTAGTAATTATACAGATCCTAATTTAAAAGATGCTAATTCAGAAAATAATCATTCATCACAAGCCCCAATACAGCCCCACCTAGCAGCAGGAAAACCAGATGGGTATATTTCTCATAATTCAAATATTTTATTAGGAATGGCAACAAAAGGAAGAAAATCTAGTAGGTATTATAGAACATTAAGAAATGGTAAAGAAATTGACTTTTAATTATGCCACAAACACCTAAAATAAATTATTACACAGGAGATGTATCAGCAGATACTTCAGTAAGTAAAAGTTATGATGTTGAGTTTAATGATTCAATAGCAGACACTAGATTTTGGAAATCAAGATCAGAGGGTTCACAACTTCAGGCTTCTGCTATAAATGTATTTACACCTGGAGATACAACTTATGGTAAACTTCCTGTAATATCAAATAAAATAGCAGCCTTATATGTAGGTACTACTGTTATAGGGGGTGATGATGAAGATCCTTCTAGAGTATCTATATTAGGACATAGTTATGTTACTATAGATAGAATATTATTAATAAACACAGAAACAGACGAAGTTCAAATAATAAATAGACAAAGCATAATAGATGTAACAACAGGTACTACAGGAGATGAAAAAGCTTTTAAAAGATATATTACAAGAGACTTTTTTGAAGGATCAGAAGTAAATATAAGATTAATAGATGAAACAGTTCAAAATTCTTTAAAAACATCTCATCGTGTAAAATTCAATAGAGGATCGTTAATGAAATTATATGAATATACTGCTAATGATTTAGGATTTGAAGATGGAGTATTTGGAGGATATAATGTAAGAAATAATGCAGAAGGAACAATATTTACAGGAAGTTTACAAGGACCTGGATTATTTGGGTATGGTACAACAACAGCAGCAAGTCAATCATTATTTACTAGTTCATTTAGTTTTGTAGGATCTTTACCTAGTGAATTAAACGATTACACAGGAGATATAAATTTAAATACAATAGGTGCCCAATTAGCACCTTTAACAGCATCAGTAGGAAGTATTTTAGTATCATCTCAAGTATCAAATAACACAAGAAGTTAAATAAGATGGCAGTAAGAATACAATCATATAAACCTTTAAAATCAGCAGGAAGCGTAAAAGCATTTTACGATGATATTATTTATTGGGAAATGGCAAAAAATAATAATAAATTTTATGTTACTTTTATGAAGGGAGAATATGCTCTTCCTAACAATAAACAAGAATCTATTGGTACTATGGAAATCAGCCACCCTCACACAGCATTAGGTTTTGATGACTCAACAGGTTCATTTGGAACAGGTTTTAATAGAGTAAGTGCTAAATCAACTGCTTTTTTTCAAAATGAAGAATCATCTTCAGTAGGATCAAATATCGCTAATAGCCACAATTATAATGGTTTCATACCTATTGCAGAATTAAGTGGATTAAGACATTATGAAACTACATTTACATCATCTTTATTTGAAACTAAAACTTATAATTATGAAATACATGATTCTAATTTAGGTAGTACAATAGTTTCAAGATCAATAGACGCTGCTTATTTTTATCCTTTTTCTAGTCATCAATTATCTGTTTTAAGAGATGAACCTACTTTAATAGTTAGTATGGATAAAGAAAGTGAATTAAATGATGGTTTGGGAGATAAAGGATTTGTAATAGTTCCTCAAAATTGTCATGAAAAAGTAAAAACTAACATAGGATATTATTTAGAAAAAGCTGGTTTAATTGAAAAAACAACTAAATTTAAAAATCAATCACCAAGAAGATAATATTTCTGAAAAACATATATATTTATAACAAAACATAACAACAATGGGATATTTAGACAATACAAGCATCACAGTAGATGCTATTTTAACTAAAAGGGGCCGTGAATTACTTTCTCAAGGTGGTTTAGGTGCATTTAATATTACACAATTTGCTTTAGGAGATGATGAAATTGATTATACTTTATTTAATGAAGATCATCCTAATGGTTCTCAATTTTCAGGAGAAGCAATAGAAAATATGCCTTTAATTGAAGCAATTCCAGATGAAGGAAATATTATGATTCACAGATTAATAACTTTAAATTCAGGAACTTCTAAATTACCAATAGTAACAACTAATATACCTAAAATAACTTTAAATTTAGGTGCATCTTTTGAAGTACAACCTTCAACACTTAATTTTAATGATGTTAGTGCACAATCAGAACCAAGTGGATATTTATACACAATAGCAGATAGAAGATTATTATCTAGTTTTGGAGGAACATTATCATCAAACATACCTACTACATCTAGAGCTGCATTTAGTCAGACAGTAGCTGGAGGTAATTCTGTAAGTTTAACTGCACTTAATAGTACATCATTGTTTGGAAATAATAGAAAATTATTAACAACACTAACAGTAGAAGGAAGAGATACAGGAGCAAGAGTAACAATCCCTGTAGAAATAAGTAAAACCCAAGTGGGACGAACTTCAACACAAGCTGAAACAGGTATATCATTAAGATAATAAAACAAAAATAAAATATGTCATTCGTAAGATTCGCACAAACAGATATAGTAAACGATACCGCAAGAATAACAACATCTACTTGGACTGGTAACACAAATACACTAACAGCAGTACATACTTCATCAACAAATGCAGTTCTTGGGTCTCCTACAAGTTCAGGAACCCATTACATAGAAGTATTTGATAAAGCTACATCAGATTCAACAGCAGAAGCACAATATTCAGTAGCATATGGTCATTTAGCAGGTTCAGGATCCCAACATTTTACACATGCTGAAGGAGGTTTTGGATTAAGCCCATCAAGGAATATTTATAGTCAGTATAGACAATTAGTTTATGGTACTGAAACACAAAATTTTAATTTTACAGATTTTACTCCAGATGATATTTTTGTAATTAATGTTAATAGATCAAGATATAAACATAATTTAAAACCAGGTTCATTAAATTTAACATTATCATCTGCATCAATATCTATTCACCTTACTGATGATTCAATAACATCAACAGGTTCATCAACAATAACTAATGCAGGAAGACAATTTAATATAGTATCAGGTTCAAATGGAGTAAGATTAGGATCATCTACAGTTCAAGTTACTGATAGTGGTTCATATGGTTTCTTTTATCCTGATAGTGGATTTATAATTTTAAATCCTGAATGTTTAAATCATTTTATTAAAGGAAATGGTCTTGATAGTTTAAAATATGCAGCTGCATCGAATACTCAAGAAGATAATCATGTAAAATTACTTAATGTTATTCATAGTGGTAGTAGTTTTACATTAGATAGTGAAGAAAAAGTATCATCAACATATTATTTTGCAAGAGCAAGAAATTTTGAATTCAATTATACAACAAATCCTTCATTTGTAGATGATAATGGAAATGTATTAATAAACTCAATGATAGATAATCCTACATCATATATTACAACAGTAGGAATGTATAATGATGACGGTGATTTATTAGCAGTAGCTAAATTAAGTCAACCAGTTACTAAAGATTTTACAAAAGAAGCCCTTATTAGAGTTAAATTAGACTACTAAAATGTCATTTGAATGTCAACATTTAAAAAATTTACACCACAGGATTACGCAATAGTCCCATTTAATGCTCATAAGCAATATAATTTTGTATCCTCTTCGGCTTCTTCTAATTCAATAAATCATTATACAGGAAAATGGACTTCTGAATCTATAGATTTACATGGTCCTGGGGCTATAAAATATAGTCAAATAGATAATTTATTTTATAGAAATTTTAATAAAATAGACAACATATCTTCAGGAGATAAATATTTTGGTCATGATGATTTAAATTATTTAAAACACCAAAGAAAATTATATGAACATTTTAGGGTATTATCTATTCCTATGGGTTTATATGGTGCTGAAATAAAACCAAAATCATTTTATCTTAAATCAGACAACACAGAAATTAAAGACGATGGGTATGGTAATCTTATTGGATATAGTACAGATTTAGATGATTTTGAAACAGATATACGTTCACGTGTTTTAGACATAGGACCAATAAATGGTTTTAAAAGATATGATTTAAACACTTATGATGGATATTCTATTGATGGAAGAGATCAATATTTTTATTTAGATGGTGTTAAAAGAGTAAACCCTATTTCTTCATATAGCACACCAGAAGGAGACGAATATGACGACAGTTATTTTCATAATTTACTTCAATATAAAAATGTTAATTTTTCAAAACAATCATTAAGTGGTGGTGATTTTCCTTGTATAGATTTTAATAGCTCATCATTTTCATCATTAAGAATAGGACATAAAGGTGATTTTAATTTTAATCCCGGTGATAATTTTACAATTTCTTTTTGGGCAAATATAAATCATGGTGCATCAGGTAAATCTTATCTAATTTCTAAAAGCACAACTAAAGAAGCCAACCCAGGTAATTTTCCTGAATTACATAATTCAGCTAGTAACCCTTATAATACACCTTATGAAATAGAAGCAGAACCACAATTTCCTTTTGAAATTTATGCTGAGGGTAGTAATATATATTTTAGTAGGTCAGATGGTAAAACCACTACAACTATAAATGGTACTTTTACTTTAAACACAATAACTCATTTTGCTTGTAGAGTTAAAGATGGTACAATGGCTATTTTTAAAAATGGATCATCAATAGTAACAGGTACAGATAACACAAAAAACCAAACCCAAAATACAGCTAATGTTTATGTAGGTAGTAAAGGTGATAAAGAAAAACATCTAAATGGTTTTATGAGTCAAATTCAAATATACAATAAAGCAATAACAGATACTCAAATAGGAGCTCATTTAGGTAGGGGTAATAGTTCACCTTACGTAGGAAATATATTTTATAAAAATGGATTTGTAACAATAACACATCCTGAATTTTTAGGCATGTTAGATACTACAGGTAATGGTATTATACAAAGTTTACAATTTCAAGGTTCACATCAAATTTACGAACATGAATATCAATGTACAATTGAGGAACATGAATTTAATAATACATCAAATATATCAGCTAGAAAAATAGGATCAATAAACGAAGAAGAAATAGCTGGTTTTCAAACAAGCTCGGCTTTTAAACCTTATGTTACAACAGTTGGTTTATATAATGAAGACAACGAATTATTAGTAGTTGGTAAAATGGCTCAACCTTTAAGAATGTCAAACGAAACTGACACAACTATCGTACTTCGCTGGGATACCTAAAATAGCTTTCGTACATTGTGTATATGCAATGGTACTATCAAAACAAACACATCCAAGAAATTAATGACCTTCCAGAAGGTGCATTTGGTTTCATCTATCAAACAACTCACATTCCAACAGGTAAAAAATACATTGGTAAAAAATCTTTAATTTACAATTTAAAGAAAAAATTAGGTAAAAAAGAAAAAGCTTTATGGGAAGGTAAAGGTCGTCCTCCAGTATATAAAAGAGTATTAAAAGAAAGCGATTGGAAAACTTACTATGGATCACACGCATTTATTAAAGATGCAAATAATGATGATTTAGAAAGAAAAATTTTACAAGTGGCTTATAATAAAAAAGAACTTACATATCTAGAATGTAAATACCAATTTATATTAGAAGTTTTAGAAGATAAAAAATATCTTAATGACAATATATTAGGTAAGTTTTACGATAGAGATTTTAGATGAAAGAAGATTTATTAAAACAGTTATTAGAATCAATTTTAGGTAGAAGTAAATCTGCTCGTGGAGGAGATGAAGCTGTGTTTAATTGTCCCTCTTGTAACCATCATAAGAAAAAACTTACGTTTAATTTGTTGTCTCAAAAATTCCAATGTTGGGTTTGTAATTATAAGGGTCATAGAGCATTTCAATTACTTAAAAAAGCGGGTGCACCTGGAGCTGCATTTGGAGCTTTAAAAGAAATTGATAAACAATATAATTTTAAACAACAAACCAAACAAAAAGTAGACGCTAAAACCTTGCAATTTCCTCAGGGAGTAACGCCTATAATGTCATCATCAGCAATTCTGTCGAAACATGCATTACATTATTTAGATCAAAGAGGAATCACTCAACAAGATGTAGTTAAATATGATTTACATTATTGTGAACAAGGT